ATGCAACTGAATTACTAAATTCCTCGATATTGTTAATTGGTGTTGGAACAAGCAGTGATGTTTATACCATCGATCATAGAATTCCAGCAGCTTTATTGAATACTCATGAATTGGCCATTAGGGGAATTGTCTCGCCATTTGATGCTGCTAATAACGCCCCAATTAACCGAGCCAATTTCCATATTCGAGTTCCATTTACAGATAAGACTCTAGATTATCAGAGAGAAGCCAATTTTACAGAGCAGGGTATTATTGAATCTGAACCATCCTTATTAGATAATGGTTCTGCGATATATTCAATTCTAGAAAAAGAAACCCAGGCGACTAATTACATTATCCCTGATATGAGAGGGAAGGTTTTTAAGAAGACCGTTCTCCCTGAATTGATCAATGAAATACTATATGGATGGGGGAATCCTAATAAAGATTTCACCCAATATGAAATTATCGATCTGAATCTAAATGTTACTAGTCCTTCAGGTTTCTGGGAAACAAATGAATTTGTTCAAACTATGGACAATTCCTATTTGATTCAACCATATTCTGATTCTATACTTGTTGATCCAAATTCTTCTAGTCAAAAAACAGGTGAATATATTTTCACATTCTGGCGAGGAAGAGAAAAACTTACAAGCCTTTATGGTTCTCAAGAATTCTTAATCGAAAATACAATTCCTAGTGAAGAGATTAAGATAACTAGCAAAAATACTGGCGCCTTAGGCACAGATTTTGATAAAGTACACCACCCAGTTATGTCTAGTTTAAAGACAAGTATTGGTGAATTGCTTCAAACCACAACATTCCAGCCAAAATTAGCGTTTCAATGGAAATGTGAACCATCTTCAACTGAGGTATTGTCCGATTCTCCTCAAGGATATATTTCTCTGAAAGTATCTACACTGCTGACTAAAGACTCTATGATTGTCAATCCAGATTCTGGCCTTAATTATGTGCCATTATCCACTAGAGGAACGTCAGCAATACTTAATCCAGGAGAATCTGCGTATATCGACATCGTCCTCCCAGACCATATTATCTTAGGCAATACAGCATTCTATAACATTCCATTTATGACTGTCTATGTTACTAACGTTTCGGATAATGCACCTAAATTCATGCTGACAATCGTTAATGACCAATCTGTGAAGTCTAATAAAACTGGAACCCAGACATCTTACGCACTCGTGTTTATCTGCAATGACAATCCAGAGATTGTAAATGGAAATGTCTTCACAACTACTGCATATGTGGCCCCATTATCAAGTCCTGATTCTGTTGAATGCCCGGGAGTTTCTGATGCAATTGACCTGAAAGAAATAACAATGTCAATTGATGTTGCAAATATCATACCAGCAACAGATTTTTCTGACAATGCTCGAAAGGACCTATTAGATAAAATCTACCTTAAAGACTTCAAGAATTCTAATGGGGCACAATCTAATCCAAATATCGCTAGAATCATTCCACCATGGAATACAACAGACGCGTTATCAGATAATGATGAGCTTGATGTTGGAGAAGTGACTGCTGGAGATTCATCTAGCAAGGAATCTTATGTCTTATATGCCTATGGAAACCCAGAATATGGAATGGATACATTCTCTAAGATTGATTTACAATTCAATCTATCTAAAGTCGCCCAATATACATTAAAGAATGCCTTAATCACTTCTCATGGTAAAACAATTGCTGTTGACAAAGATGGCAATGAGCATATTATTTCCAAGGTATTTGGCATTGATGTTGATAGAATTGGAATGAAGCATGTATTAAGCATTGAAGACAGTACCGCAACCGTTTCCCAACGTTCAGGCCGAGAACCCGCCCTCCTTGTAAATATCCCAGATAACAAAGATTTCTCTCAAAGATAACCAAATGATTATTGACACTATCCAATCTGGAAATATCCAATTAAGGGCAACTAGCCCAACGAATTTTATTATTTCTATTGATGGGAAAAATTACGTTGGATCTGCCGAATTTTGTTTTACCGATGGCCAAGAATCAGAATTAATCAATTCTAGGCTGCCACATTCTACTGTATTGACCAATAATCAAGGTGAAAGCTTTCGCTTATATGCCTTATTTGAATTAGAAAAAGCCACTGTATCAACCGATGAATTCTTAGACTTATCTAACAAGACGGTGTTTGCAAATGCTTTTACAGAGGATTCTACTGTAAGTTCTGATCTTAAATATGGGGTTAATTCTAATCTAAACTATGCATATATGAATGTTGGCGGGGGTGAGGTTCCATTTTTTCAAAATTCATTTGGGGTTCGTCTAAGAAAACAATATACTAATACCGCTGCATATAGTTATGGATATGCAGATATTGACCATTCAATCAATCTCTATAATAAAAACAACCATGCGACTCATGCAGCAAATGCCCTTCGATTAGGCAAACAATATAATTTCCCGAAAGATGTTTTAATCAGCCCTATATTCAAATTTGATACATTCTCGGGGTTTAGAAGTGATGAATCTAGGAATCGATTGACTTCACCAATATCTTCTTGGATACCAGGAATCAATAACTTTGATGAAGGCTTCTTATATGTTGATTCCTTTATATTCCCCAAAGTCACCTTAAATGACGAATACTCGACCCAAAAGAATGATATTCCTGGCAGCATTTTGAAAGGAATACGAACTTATTGGTATACGCGGTCATTTGGGCATATGTCAAGAGACGGCATTGTCCAATATTATCTACCGGCTCTTGAGTTGAAAGATTTTGATCCTACCGAAGAATTTTCTTCTGAAATTGCAATCAATACCGAGTATTCAGAAGTGATTGGACAGCCTGATCCAATTTCTGAGGTGCGGTATCGAGAACCTAAATCTATACGACGAGCAGACTGGGCGGGCGAATATCGTTTTCCAAATGCCTATATGCCAGAATTTATTGACCCATCATTAGAAACTAGTGGCAAAACAAATGCCGGTGGGATAACTCAACATAAGGCAAATGTATTCGCCATCAACGTATCTAATAAATATGGAGAAACCAATAGTGGCGGGATTTATGGCCTGCTTGAAGAAACTGCCCAGAAGCTAAATTCCCCATTATCTCAAGACAATGTAGATGAAGCATATCAAAATATCAAGAAAACAATCAAGGCACAATTACATAAAGCAATTGCTGAAGTAAAACCTGCCCATACTGAACTTTATCGAGTAATTATTGACAAAGAGGACGATCGCTAAAATGCCACCATCATCACCACATACATATCAAGGAAATGTTTCCTATCCAATTTCAAAGCTGCCATATATATCTTCGGATATTGACTATAATTCATTAATCGAATTGGCAGTTAGAGACATTGACGGGAATTATGTCAGTCGATCAACAACAATTCAAGATTTTGGCGACTTTATTATTTCCGCCCATCCAATCTTCAATAATCTCTATGATGTATTCTATACTGATCCTGATGTCATTTGGTTTGGAAAAGAAACTAGATTCAATTCTCGGCCTAAAATCGAGAACTCGGTATTGAATAATGTTCCTATTACTTCTTCTGCCTGTGCCCCAGGACATCTAATTACTAAAGCAGATCTTGCATTCTGGATTAACAAGCATGGAATAGCAATAGATGCGGTTGGCCCAAATTCTGTTTATTATCTATATGACACAAGCAATCCTCCGGCACAATGGAAAAAAGCAGATCCAGAAGATTGGCCAGTAGCTATTGCAAATGATATTGCTACCACCCCAATCTATTCCACGAAAAGTGCAGTCAAATTCAATACTGCTCCAAATGGCTCCTTTACATATCCAGTTGAAATGGATTGCCATGCGATGCTGCATATTGTTGGCAACTTGGTATTGGCTGAAAGTTATTCTAGCATTACATCTGAAAACAATCCAAATTACTATAACACAAACTATAAGCGATGGATTGGTGTATATTATCAAGACATTGATTGGGATGATTATGATAATGAAATAACAGTCAATAGATTGATAACCACTATGCCATTAACAAACATCTTCAAATTCGGCACGGGGGATTCTGCCAAAGCTGTTGCTCAATTCTCAATTGATGTTCCAGTTAAAGCTGGCGCAAAGATCTCCTTATATTCCCCCGCGGATATTATGGATAGTTCGGGAATAGATGAAAGTGCTTTAACTAGGTCTCTTTATTCTAAACTGAATTGCTGCTCGCTGTCATATTATAGAAACGAACTTTCTATTTAACCATAAAAAACGAGTCCCAATGCGCATTGGAACTCGCGAAACTTTCATTCATGCTACCGGGCTTTTAATCTTTCGACCTTCCTCCTTTTTTAAGCTAGCTTAGACGAGGAAGCAAGCACAAGCACTTTCTAGTTTTCTTATTTTTGTTTTCTTTTTTTCTTCTCTACATTTGGAGAAGCTGAACGAGAATAATCTAAATGACTCACTCTCTCTTTTACACTTTCTCACGCTTACCTAGGGCATCCCGCGGGCGACCGGGGATGGGAGAAAGTATAACAGGGTCTATCTAAATCTCTCATTCTCTTATCTATTATACCNCCTTTTTTTCTTCTATCTTTTTACTTCTCAATTTCATCCCATGTAGCACCAGTACGAACAGCCACGAATTCNACCATGATGAATTCGATTAACTTCGTGGGCTTAACACCAATACGAACCCGGAATTCGTTATTGTCGTACGTTTCAGGTGTATTTATCGGGGCATCAATGTATATCTTGTAGTCTATCATGCCACCGGCGCTCTTAATCGCGTCAAACCGCGGTGTAAGATTGTCTAGAAATTGCTGGCGAGTGTATGGAGTATTTGGTTCGTAAATGTAATTCCAGGCAGTATTTAGCACTAGCCGCTCTAGGTGCAGGAATAGTGAACGAACATTGATACGATCAAATGCAGAAGTCTTGGTTTGGAAGGTCTTTACCCCTTCTAATGCAACCCCACGATTTGTATATGTCAATGAATAATTCCAACCATTTGAATAAATTAAGTCTCGAGCAGTTTGGCCAGGTTCAAATGAGGTATCCAGGACGTTGATGCCACCATAAGTAAGTCCACCAGGAGCATTCCAAACCGAGAATCTCCGGCGAGTATCTAGGTATCTTGCAGCACCAAAAATTGATGGAGGACACCAGAACGCCCGACCAGAATGTTCATCACCAATTAAGAACCAGATTTGATACCCCCAACCATAAGAAGTATTCACACCAGAGATATACTTTTGATTTGGAAGGATATTTTTCTCAACGCTGTTATTCTTAGTTAGAGGAGAAACAATCTTCTGGTCACCAATTAGAGAATAATTCCGGGGAGAATCTGTAATAAACACACAGTCTTTACGGGTTGATTCACAGAAATTCTTGAGTTTATTGACCACAGTCCGCCAAGCGGCTGCTCCTTTAGCAGTTGTTAATTGTTCATCAGGATCCTTTACAGGATCATATTCATATTCCCCAGTAGTTTCATCCTTAGTTGTCACATACTGCGCAATTGAAGACAGTCCACCATCAACCACGNCATCCACAATCGTAGACAATACGTTGGATTGATCATGGAAAACCTTGGTCAAGGTTGAAGTAATATCTTCAACTTTAATCTTCTTGCTTAATGTTGCTGGGGGAACCCCCAGAGAAATAGCAGGTTGTTTGCCAATAAAAAGCACCCCATCAGAAGTAGCAGCAGTTGGGGTTGACCCATTGCTGAAAAACTTAATATACTTAGAATTTGAATTGATAATTGTCCCGATATAAGCAGTTGCGCCAGTTGTTTGGTCAACAGCAGAAGGATCAATTGAACCTGCAAAAGATTCAACAGGAACAGCAACAATTCCACCAGTGCTNTTATCAACTGTCAATGCATAAACAACCACGCCAATATACTTCAGATAAGACTTATCANTATGAACACTGTTTTGGTCGTAATTGCTAGCAAATGAAATTGTTGGGAACAACTTGGCAGCTTGCTTAGAAATTGAATCGAAGGTATTGCCACTAATTTGAGTATTAGTGGGGATATTCCAAACCTGGTCTATTTGGGCCGATGTAACACTAGAATCGACACTATTTAGATATAAAGCCTCATCTGACTTGCCTAATGCTTCAACTAGATTAACCTTCCCGATTGTGTCACTTGTTGGAAAATCAATTAAATCAAAGTTGGAAAGCATGCCAGAAACAGCCATCTTATTGACCGCGGATGTCACAACAGGCATAATTCCTAGACAATCACTCGAAACGCCCTTTGAATCAATTCGCTTATAGGCCTTCCCGGTAATGTCTACAATATAGAAGGAATTGTCACCAATACTAGAAATTGCTGTTTGGTCGTTCTGGAGAAGCTTGTAATACTGATCTTCGGGCAAGCTTGAAGGGGCGGACGAATCCGTGCTAACTTCAAAGATTGCACTAATGCCGAGATCAGATAGGTCAGAATNTAGTTCACTAAAACTAGAATCTGTGCCTAGACCATCATCGCNTGAGGTTTCATCAGTAGTGGCGATATTGTATTTGACATAAGCATACCCGGGGCCGGCTGAATATGGAATTCTGGTAAAAACGACCGTGGCACCTGCCCCTAATAATTGGGCAACACCATTATATGAATATCGTTCTGCTTCATTCGAAGGAGTCCCGAATTCAGATTCATACTCATATAACGAGGTAATCTCTGTGGGAGATTCATAGATGCCTTTTGCAGAAAAACCGGTTAATAGGGCCCGATATGTATCAATCGTAGTTGGGACATACTGAGACTTGTCCACTTCTGTGATTTCTACGCCTGGAGAAAGTAATGTTCGAATCATGCTATTTCTTTTCTTTTTTCTTAAAAATGTAATATCAACTTTAATTAATACCAATAGGCAAGCCCAATTAGTATTGTCTAAAGTTATTTACCTTTAAGGTGATTCGAAAATTAGCAAAAACCGAGAGTTAGTCGGCTTTGGCGAGTGTTTTCATGAACTCGGCATAGTATTTGATAATCGTATCTAATCCCCGAGGAGGAACTTTATTGTCATAATCCTTGCAAGATTCTTCTAAAATCTTGATATTCTTATCTCGTTCCTCATGAGAGATGTTATTCTTTTGCAAATCAAGATCAGGATCAGTTATAGAACAGCGACCAAGGGCACCAACTTCAACAGGAACAGTTGGGTATCCATCAAAAAAGTACCCTGGAACCTGGGACGCCAACTTAACAATAAACTCATTGACAGCAAAGAAATACTGGGTATATCCTTCGTTCAGATTAAGGTTGATATTGCTTTTCTTGAATTTGGCCACATCAATAACTAGCCAATCCATATTTGAAGCTCCAGCAACCATAAATACTTCTGGAATACCTGGGACGGCATCCTTTCCAGTATTAATAAAATCAATTCGTGTAAAATACCGAGCGTTCAATCCTAGATTCAATTTGTCACTTGCCGTACAAGTCCAAACTGGCAAATCTAAAAGATCCATCAGCTTAATAATATGATTAATGGCTTCCTGAAGACGGGTCACCTTAGGATCGAATTCACCAGGAAGCTTGTCAATAAAACTTGCCCACCCAGCAAGGATATGAACATGACTCGAAAAATCGGTATTCTTTTCATATCCATCTAAAATATCCTTCAAAACAATATTATGAAGTTGTGAGAAGGTTGTATCTGGTTTGACAATGGTGTAATAAAACTGGACATTAGATTCCGGGACAGCATCCTTTACCTCCTTAAAAATAGGATCCCATTTATTCTTAAACTCAGTAGTATCTTCTTCGTTGCCTTTAGAAAATACAATTACAACAGGATTATCAACAGATTCTGCAATTGGTCGTAGAAGATTTTTTGAAATTGCTTTTGCTGATTCATCTGTAGAAAGAATGTCTTTGACATAAAAGATCTGGTTTGTTTTTGTCATATTAATTTCTTCTTCATCTACTATAGTTTTATTATTCATTGATATCCTGGCCTGTTTTTTCTTCGGGTTCTTTTTTCTCTGTGAGTAGGCTTGGAATAAAGACCTTCAGCCCCTTTCTAGGTGGGAAGAAAATATCCCGCCAAACACTAAGGTTATCATCAAGCCAATAATTCTTTAGTGTGGGCCCATCGTCAACCTCAACCGGAGAATTCAGTATAGAATACTGTTCATTGTCAATAATCTCCATATATTCAAGAGGCTTTGTATCATAAAAGTCTAGAAGCTTCTTGGTCAATTCTTCAGAAGTCTTGAATCGGCGGGCTTCAGGAACATCTTTTTGATAAGGCAAAACGTCACTTACAAATAACGCCGCCCCAACACTAGCTGCCTCTAAGACCTTTAGATTAGATTTGCATTGGCTGAAAATAGAATCTTCTGATGGAGCAACAATAACATCCAAATTCAATGACTGAAGCAAATCAAAGAAATGCAGTATATCTTGATGAGGGATTACATTGAACAGTTTCTCTTCTTTGGCTTTTCGAAATGAATCCGTTCTTGCCTCACCCATGACAATCCAGTTATATTTGTCCTGAGTTGCTCGAATTGTATCAAGAACCAAATCAAAATCATCTGGGATGAATTCTAGGTCTTCTCTATCAAACTCTTCATTGGTGACCGGATTGACAAATTTGCCACCTTGTTTAGGATGCACACACTCATGCTTGTCTTTTGTCCATAAGAAGCCTTGAGTATTTAGATGTGAACTAGAACCAATAAGCCCAATGTTCAACTTGCCCTTTTTATCCTTGTTGTTTGTAAAGGAATTCAATCGATATTCTGGTTGATACAGCCGCCAGAATAAACTTCGAGGAAGCATATTTGGAACAATTAAGAAATTGTTTTCAGGAATACCATATAACTCCTTGACATATTCCTTCAATTTAGCAGTTGTTACCAATACATAATCACACCGAGTAATGACTGCCTTGATATTATCTTGTGAAGATTGTTTGTCATACAGCCAGTGCGAAGGATTGTATTTAGGAATGTCGCCAATGCCTGTCACATCATCTGTGTTATAGATGATGTTGGTCATTCCTAAAGCACTTGCTGGAAAAATAGCCTCTTCAAACAATTTGCGCTGGGCGTCACTAGGAAACCGCTGGATCATAACTGAATTATTAGCTGCCAAGAAATTTGGATTGACCGGCGCTGATTTTGTGATGGTAATCATTTCACTATGGCGTGAAAGATGCGGCATCAATAAATTGGCAGGAAAAAGCATTCTCCACTGCCCGGTCCCTGAAGTATCATCACAAAATAGTGTACTAGCTTTCATTATATTATATCTTTTCTTGTTTTATGGGTTGTTAAAAATTGATTTCTCGATATTCAATATATGAAACTCGATATTCAAGCAACTGCTTTCCAAAATGTCTCTTATATCCTTCTATGATAGAATCTCGTTCGGCCGGGTCTTTGTAGTATTGAAACACACAATCAGCAAACAGATGTCCATTTACAAACAACTCCTCAACTGCTTTGATAAATGCCTTGTAAATCCTATTAGAATTAATTACAACAGCATTACGAATCCTTTTCGAAACTTTAGGGGTTTTTGCCTCTGGGCATAAAATATATGTGGTTAAAAAATCATTTCGGGATGTAATATGGTTGGTAATAATATCATAGACATCTTGAATAATCTCGGATTTAGTTGGATATTTTCCAATGTAATAAGGCTTCTGTCCATTATCAACATCTCGAAGTCGATTTCGATTGTCTAAAATAAACTTGAACAGATAGTCATTAAAGACATCCATTAAATCTACTATTTGAATTTTAAGCCCTAAATACATTTTTGTTTTTTCCGACAACTAATATAATATACACCCCAGGGGAAGGGCGTGTTAGAGATTATCTAACTATTCTAACTACCTTGAAAGCAGTTTTAGTAGGCGAAGAAAATCGAGGTTTCTTTGATGCTCGAGAAGTATGTCTAATGAGAATCGGGATTTTTCTTGATGAGCCGGATGATCTAACCGATGGGGCAGTAGATATTTCAGGCATATCAAAATCAATAACACTCTTTAATGTAGCATAATACTCATTTTTTCTATCGCCTGCTGCATGGAAAATCTTTGCCTTGAAAACATCTGGATTTATATTATTATCTTTATCAAAAAGGCTATCCTTAATGATAAAATTATATTCACCGTCTAACCATAGAATTTTATCTGAAAAAATATCATTAAGCGCGCCCTGGTCAACATATTTAGAAGGTTTTTCCATTTTATGTTGAATTAACTTTGTAGAAATATCATTCTTTCGGATAAGCTCTAGATTTAGTGCCATTACACCAGAATTAAACCAGACCTCTTTTCCATTAACCGATAGAGACTTGTCTAAAACCACGCCGGCATACTTTTCTGTCAAGTCAATATCAAACAGCTCTAAAATATCTCCATTAATAATTGTGTCTCCATCAAGATAGATAAGCCGAGTGGTTGTTTCAGGAATAAGTTGAGGAAGAATGAATTTGAAGGCGGCCGTAGAAGTCACATGGTTCATTCTAGAATTCTCTTTAATAATAGCCGCAGTTTGTTTATATCCATCTAGACCATTTACAGCATCAATAAATGACCATGAAGATAATCCTGATTTAGACAATGTTGATTTTAGTACTTCAATATTTTGAGAAGAAACCTCATTCAAAACAACAAAGACGTGGATATTTGGATTAGTTTTTCCTAAGGATAGAATTGACCAACAAGTCAATTTCACAAAATTATCATCTACTATATAGCATGCAGCATTAGGAATTTCTGGCAAAGGGTCTAGGGCCCTAAATCTTAACCTGGCCATAATTACATCATTCTGTCCTTCCCGAATGTTTATTCTATATAATGCCGAATCGTTATAGCTAGGAGAATCAGAAAAATCTACCTGCCTGCTATAATGGCCGCCAATATGATAAAAGGGATTTTTTGATTTAACTAACGCACATTCGACGCCATTTTCAAATGCAATATGGTTTAACAAAAAATCATCCGCGGTTATAGACTTCTCAATCAACTCATCTAAATTGGGCGTGTTATTGACAATTTGCACAAAAGCCGGAGGATAATACACACTCCCAATACCTAAAAAGAAGTTGTTGATAGTATCATGTGGATCAGAAACGGTTATATTTTTTACCCAACTATCATAAGGCCGAATTTTACCAACACTGTCAAATGTTATTCTTTGCACTCTCCCACTAATAATCATATCATAGCCATATTCTTTATTGGTCTGAATCAATTCTTCGATTATTCCAGGATTTGCAATGACATCATCATCAACAGTGATAATTGGGTTTCCGGGGTATTTTTTGAATGCGTAGTAGTATTTTAGATGTGGCCGAAAGTTCTTTTTAGCAACTAACACCTCGATATTATTTTTATCCAAATACTCCAATACTGATTTGTCAATCTTAGGAATATCAGATTCTTCTAATGTCACACATATATGAATTTTGCTAGATGGAACCTTTTGATTCAGTAGTGAATCAATGACCCTCTTAAATAATGGCGCGTTGCATCTAGTTGGATATGTTGTCATTGAAATGACAGTTCCAATCTCAGGATCATATGGGGCAATTTCAAGAGGATAATGTTTTAAGGCCTTTTGAAACTTTGATTTGCTTGGGGTATGGCCCGTATAATGAATGATTACTGAAGTATTAATAAGTTCTTTCCATGAAATGGTTTTAAACCGTTTTTTTAGAACGCCTACACCAGGTGGAAGCATATTGAATTTCTGGTCTAACCAAACAACATTATTTCCAAGAATGATGTTTAATGTGTCTTGATCAATGAATACATGTTTGGATCCATGGGCTTTTTCATAATTAGCTAAAATATTGATAAGGCTATCATTGAACATTTTCAAATTGAAAAGTAAAACCCCGGAGTTAAAATATCCACCGTTATTGGCAATAATTCTTTGATACAGTTCTGTATTTTCTTTGCTGTAAAAGAGTTTCTGTCCAGAAAACGATGAAGCAGTTGGTGAATAATTTTCAACTCTTTTTTCAAGAACTCTATCATGACAAACCCCAAGGAATTTCCCCGATAAATCAATTTCAAAAAGTTCGTCTAAAGGTTTACACACGTATGTGTCAGCATCTAAATAGAGTAATCGTTCTACTGTATCGGGGACGAGTTTCTTGAGATAGAATTTCAGAAATGCTGTAGGAGTAACACCAGCTTTACGTCCTAGATTTGATAGACTGTTGATATCAAAATCCTTGGAATCAATTGATATGATTGTATATTTGTCGAATTTGGCAGAAAGAAAAATCGATTTAATAAGCTCCTGATTATTTGCCGAGACGTCTCGGCAAATAATGAATATGTGTCGATCAGAATGTCGAAGCAAGGATTCGACAGATGTACACAAACAATCAATCGTTTTTTTATCATTGTCAGTGATATAAGCAATGGCTTCTTTAATGTTATTGTCAGTGATATAAGCAGTGGTTTCTTCTTTAATGTCCTTGGATTTAACAGCTTTTTTCTTAACNGTCTTTTTAACAGATTTCTTGGANTTTTTTGTTTTAGAGGTTGTTGTAATAGTAGTAGAAGTAGAAGCCACGATTTTTCTCTCTTTTTTAATGTTAAGTTAACATTCTCTATTTATCACATATTAACTCCTATCATAAAAATGACTGCACATCCTAAAGGATGTGCTTTCCTCTCGCTTGCGAGAGGCCTAAAACCTTCTCGAGAATTGTGAGTGACAAGGAGAAAAAAGTGATGCGAGAAAAAAAACTTAAATCCGAGGTTCTAATGCAGATCAATTAAAAGAGAGCTCTNGAAAAAATAATTTAACTTTTTTGTTCCCAACGTCAAAAAAAGCTGTATAATACTACTATTAGGTGATTTGCTAGGGGTAAGTAAGGTGGAGAATATAATATACGCTGTCGTGGTCAGCGTATTGATGATCACCAACGTTAACGTTGCTGATCACAAGCAAAGTTATTCTTGTTTATGATACTAATAATTATCTTTGATTATGTTAATCTTAGTTAGTTATTACTGATTCACAAATGCTTGTATAAAGTTGTTGAATATATGACTAACTTTATCTTGCTTCTCTGATTCTGACAATAATGTTACTGTCTTGATACGCTCACCTAATACGTGGAATAGGGCTTCCGTGCTGGGGTACGCATTGATAAGACGATCTCTCTCTTCAGATTCAGTAAACATTTTGACAATCTTGTCTAGTCCTTCAACCTTTGAATCATAATGAATCGAGGGTTTTAAGACACAATCAATTGCAATAATTTCTAGATTTGTTACACAATTCGTACTTTCGTCAATGTCACCAAAACCACGACTAGACCATCCGAATTTCGTGCCATATTGCAGAAGTGATGNAAGCAAGTCACCAGCAGGAGTTCCACGAATTCCTGCCTTTGGATCAGAAGCAGTCACAACAGATCGACCGAACCATTGATTATTCCCAGTACTTTCCAAAGATAGAATTCTGGCACATACTCGTGTCAAATCGATTTCATCACCCCGAGGAGATTTTTCATCTGGGTGTTCGAGTTCTGCCAAAGCCTTCCCGGCCTTGATCAACTTCTGAAAATCCTTGACCGCTCTCGCCATGTCATTCGGTTCATACCACCTCTGGTTATTGTTGACCTTTCCTGCTTCTAGAAAAATCCCTGAGAGAATGATTGCATTCGTAGACTGGCCCACAGTTTTCCCAGTTTCTACCAGGACTTCGCCAGGAGTGGATTCGAAGAATAATTGTTTGTTATGTTTTGTCATATTTTTTATCTATTAAATTGGACTGCAACTACTTAGACAAAAATCTAAGCGCCGGCATACACTTTGTATATCTTTTTCTTTAATCTATTTACCAATAATATGTTAGAGCTCGCGAATTTTTCATGTGTACATTCTCCCATTTTTGGAGTAATATAGATTCCATCATGATTAAGAAAGCACAAAAACTACAAAGAGAATTCAAGGTTCTGGATGAAGTTTCTCATATCCTCCTTCGTCCGAATATGTACATCGGTCAAACGACGCGAGTCAAAAAAGATGTTTGGATTTTCAATTCAGAACAAGGAAAATTCGAATTCAAGGAAGTGGCTTACATTCCAGCTTTGTTGAAAGTCTTTGATGAGATTATCGACAATTGTTTGGATGTGGCCATTGAAACCAATTTCACCAAACTTACCACAATTTCTGTCAAGATTGACGGTCAATCATTTTCTTGTGTGGACAATGGACCCGGTATTTCAACTGCGGTTTTAGAAACAGATTCTAAGAAACGCACCTGCTCAGAACTCGCATGGACACAGGTTCGTGCAGGCACGTCCTTTCAAGAAAATCGTGTAGGTCCTTCTGCGAATGGGATTGGTTCTACAGCATCTAACATTTTCTCGAAGAAGTTTATTGGAATTGCTGATGATGGAAAATTCCGGCAGAAAATTGTCTGCAAAGACAATATGTCAAAAATCGATGCACAAAAACCAGTTGCTAGTTCTGGTCGTTCTGGTGTGTCGGTTTATATGGAACCAGATTTAGCTCGATTCAAACTGACCGAGATTACTCAGGAACATATTGATTTGATTTATCAGCGACTTTTGAATTTGAGCATTCTATTTCCTGCTCTAACCTTCAAATTCAATGGGAAGACAATTCGCTGCAACAAACGACAATTCGCCCAATACTTCAGCAAAGACGCAGTCGTAACATCTTCTGATAATTGTTTGATTGTTGTTTTTCCAAATGAATATGATGAATTTGTATTCTTCTCATATGTGAATGGATTGAATGTCGCTCGCGGGGGTACACATATTCAATATCTAAGCAATGAGATTTCTTCAAAAATTCGAGACAAATTGGTTCGTCAATTCAAGAGTATTCGCCCTGGTGATGTGAAGAATAAATTGGGTATGGTTGTATTCATGACTGGAGTGAAGAACTTGCAGTTTGATGCTCAAACAAAGGAATCGATTTCGAATGCACCGTCTGAAATGAAGAGCTTCTTTGAAGGTGAGAAGATTGATATTGACAAATTTGTTCGAACTATTCTTCGAAATGAAGCGATTATCGATCCGATCATTGAAACCTTTAAGATCAAAGAAGAAGCAAAAAACCGACTTATTCTTAAAGCGAATGCGAAGAAACGGCCTAAAATCGCTGGCGACAAATACTTATCTCCGACAGGAAAGGATTTCAAGTACTTTATTATCGCTGAAGGGGTTTCGGCGATGGGTGGCATTTCACAAGCACTTGGTCGAAATGGCATTGGATATTATGCTGGTCGAGGAGTTCCTTTGAATGTCTATGACGCCCGACTTTCAAAAATCGCTGCAAATGCAGAGTTCAAAGACATCACCTCGATTATGGGGATTGATCCAACTAAGAAGAACGAGGATATTATTCCTGAAATGGTTGTTCTTGGCAATGACGCGGATTTGGATGGATCGAGAATCGCCAGTCTTTATATGGGTTGGTGGATCAAACTTTGTCCTGCGATGTTCAATGCGGGTCGAATTGCTCGATTGAAAACGCCACTAGTCATTCTCTGGGAAAATACCTCAATGACAAAAATCTACAAGGCGTTTTACAACTTAGGCGAATTCAAAGAATTCGAAAGCAAGAACGACATTTCGAAGTATAAGAAGAGTTATATGAAAGGTCTTGGTTCTTGGAGCAAGGAACAATTTCAAACTCTGTTTGACAGTTCGCCGAATGGAATTGCAGATTTTCTTGAAGTGATTGAACTTGATGATAAAGGAGTGGAAATGCTTGATGATTGGTTGAATGGCGAAAAAGCAGATAAACGAAAGGAATATCTGCGCGCATATACACTAGACATCGAAAGCGTTTAAGAAAAAAGGGAAAGAGAAAAGAGAGAAAGATTTATGACGGCTGCTAAGATGACAAAAAAATCAGTTGACAAAACCACTACGCCACTGTCTGTGTTTTATGGAGAAGAAGCACCTGCGTATGGTGCATATGACAATCTTCGAAAGATTGCATCATATATCGATGGCTTGAAACTTTCACACCGTAAGGTGATGTATACCTTGTTTAAGAAGTTTCCGAGTCCCTCAACTGAAAACAAGACTTCTCGTCTCGCATCCTCGATTGCTGAGACAACCGAGTATATTCATGGTGAAGGATCACTGTGTGCAGTATTGAATACGATGGCTGCAGATTATGTGGGATCAAACAATTTCCCCCTGATCACAGGACATGGCAGTTTTGGCACACGATTCACTGGTCTGGGTTCTGCTGCTGCTCCTCGATATACCTATTGCTCAATTGCAAAAATTGCTAAAGAGCTTTTTCATGAAGATGATCGAGCAATTTGCAAGTCCCGAGAATTTGAAGGAACACAAATTGAACCTGAGTATTTCATGCCGATTTTTCCAGTTCTGTTTTTGAACGGAACAGAAGGTCTTTCTTCTGGTTGGCGAGCCCAAGTTTATCCTCGAGATCCTTTGCAAGTAATCAAATATATTAAAGGTGTGTTGAATAAAGAGGAGAATCCTACTGCCAATCTGTTCCCTTATTTCAAGGGGTTCAAAGGGAAAACTCTTCGAATCACTCGCCAACATCCTACACTTGGCCAACAAAAAATCTTTGTGAACTATGGTGTAATCAAAAAGACCTCGAATACTTCTCTTCATATCACTGAGATTCCTATCACCTATACCTATGCGTCATATATGAAGGTGTTGACGGCTTTGCAAGACGCTGGAAAAATCAAATCATTCGATGACCAATCCGATCCAAAGACAGATACATTTGAATTCATCATTACAGTGAAGCGCGAATTCTTCAACAAATACAAAACTGAAAAGGCTTGGTTGGCAGTATTTAAGTTAGAGAAAATCTTGACTGAACATTTGAACAGCATTGATTCGAATGGTCGAGTGCGAGAATTTGGCTCAGTCAAGGAAATGATTGATGCCTTTATTGAAATTCGATTGAAGTATTATGGCATTCGCAAAGAACACCTTATCAATAAATTCGAAACTGAATTGATGTATGCTAAATCACAATATGTTTGGTGCAAAGGGATCGTGGATGATACGATTAAGATTCGGAATGTGAAGAAGGATGTCATCGTCAGCCAATTAAAGAAGATCAAGGATATCGTGGCCAAGGATAATAGTTATGATTATCTAATCAATATGCCATTGTCCTCTATCACAAAAGAGAAGATGGTCGATCTCTTGGAACGGGTAAAATTGATTGAGAAGAAGTTGGCAGATATCAAAGTAAAAACCGCTGAGGGTTGGTGGTTAGAAGATCTGGCTAGCTTGGAAGAGAAAAAAGTATTCGCGAGTTAATCGATTATGACAGCCAAATTCACAATCAAACAACCATATACATTCATCGAAATTCTTGAACGAGCTTCGATGATTGCTCAAGATGGAGTTTTAGACATTAAGAGAGACGGAGGATTGTCAATCAGCTGCAAGAATATGTATCTTCGGTTGGATGTCAAAAGCCCTCAGGTTTTTCTCTATTCCAGTGGTGACAGTAATTCTAATCCACCGACTTTTAGATTGGCCTTCTCAGATTTGTCTATTCTTATTCGTGCACTTAAGAATGCTGTTTCGATTTGTGAAGATCGATTTATGGCCATTATTCAGATGGAAATTATCAATGACGGCCAAGTCTGTATTTCTACATCTCAATATCAAGCATTCATTCAACAATGCAATCCTCGAGTAGTTGGATCTGCCACTCGACCAATTGATCTCGCGAAACTCCCAGAGACTGTGCAGACTTTTGAGTTGGATAATACTCGAGGCAAAGATTCGAAGATCAAAATGATTCAATCTTCATTTGCAATGATGCACGATATGGCACAAACAAAAATTGGATTCGGGCAGTTTAAAGACGCCAACATAATTGATTGGCAAGAGAATTTGATTTATGCAAAGGTGTTTTCAGATGTCGGCCTGTCAAATTACTCGTATTTAGAGGCAGGAAGAATTATCCAATCCACCCCAGAATCTGTTTCTTATGATGTGATTGTCAATGTAGACTGCTTCAATCTGCTCGTTCGGATGTTCTCAAATCAAGTCATTAGTGTGAATGTGTTAACAGTTCCTGCACTATACATTCATCATATTACAGAATTGGCCAACCAGCAGAATAATAAGGCAATAATCACTTCAGATTTATTAGTTTCGATTATCAAATAAGAATTCTTTTGTCAAAGTGACTAGGATCAACTACAAAGATTTAGAGTTCATTACATTCATAAATGGAAAAATTATTCCACTGTTTGTGAATGTGAAGACAAACACAATGTCTCAGGTCGTTATGAGATGTCCGTTGTGTGGGGACTCCAAGAAAAGTCGGACGAAAGCTAGAGGCGTATATTACAAACGAACAGCATCATATTACTGTTTCAATTGTGCAACAAATATGTCTGGTCTCCATCTTCTGTCTCACCTATCCTCTGAACCGATTAAGGATATCTTAGAGGAATTTAAGATCCGGCGGGTAGAGGAATTTATTTCTAAGAATAACTCGTCTAGTCAATCTTCTTCTTCGTCATGGTCAGATTTTGATATTATGTTTGGACAAGAAGATATTCAAACAGAAGACAACAAAGATGGACCACTTTCTCCAGCGGCTGTTCCAGAACTTTTTGATTTGACAAAACCCGAATTGGATTATTTGGCTGAAAGAAAAATCACTTCATTGCCATTCTTCAATTCACTTCATTTAAAGCGAATTCTTGGCCAAGAAAATGACACACCATTTATTTTTATTCCTTGGTTGGTAGATGGAAAACTCCGAGATTTTCAAATCCATAACTATAAAAAAGTTCCGGGTTACGTGAAGTATCAATTCAATTCTGGTGGGAACAAACCGGTTTATGGCTTAGATCGAATTGATCCTGCTTTCAAATATATCATTTGTTTCGAAGGTGTGTTTGATTCTCTGTTCATTAAAAATGGGGTGGCTTTAGGGGGGACTGCCCTGAAAGACCATCAAGAGAAAATGATTGAGGATAGATTTCCTAGCCATAGAATTGTGTTAGCATTCGACGCAGACCAGGCAGGAATCGCGGCGACCAAGAAATACATTAAAAGAGATTTAACCAAGTACCTGTATTTCCTGCCAAATCTTCGAGGCGCAAAGGACATAAACAAATTTGTTATCGACCATCCCAAGAATATAGATCCACGTATAATTTGTCAGGATGAGAAGTTTGTGCTAATGAATCTTCATACTGGAATCGAAGCATTAGCAATCTTATCTTAAACAACGAGGATAAAAACATGTCAATCAATATGCCGTTCATTAATCGAGGATTTGCTTTAATTGAGTATCAGAATTCTTCTCCTTCTCCGCCCGGACAAGAGCAAACAAGCACGTTACTGCCATTTGCAATGGTTCCTACAGTAACTGATTCTTATGCACCATCAGCAAAACCTATCAATCTTTGTCGGGCGAAAATACTAAATCTCGGATCAATGAATAGCGCTGAAAACGGTGGGTTATATGTTGATGATGATGTGTTAGTGTTTTCAACAAATACTCCAGGAGCATTCGGCGGATTGAAGAGAGGAATTCATATTCGAGATGGAACTGTATTTCTTATTCCTCTTCAAGATATTGCATGTCGATTTGATCCCGAAACCAATCATCCAGTTGGTTTAATTGGTGAAATTACAATTCTCCAAACTCAATCAGATGGCAGTTTAAAGCTAAACAATTCTCAGTCTAAAACTGACAAGGATGAAATTGTTTCTTTATCGGAGATTTCATTTAGCAGCGGGGGCGTAACAGATAACCAAATTTTGGTTGGTCGTATTTTAGACGTGCCCGAGTGGATGAATATAGAATATAGACTTAATTCTGGGCCGGTTGACCGCGAGGAATCAGAACCAGTATTTGTAGATGATTCATTGGTTGATAAGATAGGGGTTGTTCTAACCAATAAAACTATCGCTATGCCTAATTCTTATGGTGGGTTTTTCCCATGGCCGCGGTCACGGGTTCGTTATGGTGAACCTCGACTTATCACTATCATGTCCACAATTACTGGTGACAAATACACGATTGCTGGTAGAGAACTTTTTGCTGGCATATTAGATGGCGTTAAAGGTTCAACGGATAAAGGGAAGGAATAAGGGAGAGAGAGAGAGAGACAAATGAGAAAATGGATGCTTGCAAACAAATTCTAAATCTTAAATTCCAACTTTGTCGAGATGTTACTCCACCGAAAAAGGCATTTGATTCAGACGCTGGAATTGATTTCTATATTCCAAATGACTTAAAGCAGCTGTCATATTCCACTATATTCAGGGATTCGGTTGCGACTTATTGGGATGGAAGTTATGGTGCTGATCAGCTTAATGAAGCAGGATATGGGTATCTGGAGTGGAACAACGCGTTTTATATTCATCCATTTGGATCAGTCTTAATTCCTAGTGGAGTAAAGATTGCAATTCCAGATGGATGGGGACTTTTGTTTGCTAATAAGTCTGGTGTATGCACTAAAAAGGGTTTGATTGTTGGAGCACAAGTCATAGATTCTGCTTATCGAGGTGAGGTCCATATTCACCTTATCAACACACGAAACATTTCAGTTAGTATAGATCCTGGTGAGAAGATTATTCAAGGTCTAGTCATACAGATTCCTAGGATTAGTTTAGAGCAGGTTGATGACATCTTAACTGTTCCAGCGAATGATCCTCGAGGATCGGGTGGGTTTGGTTCAACTGACTTGGTTGACGGATAGGCCAATATGGGACTTTATCCCAGGAGTGATCCCAGATCATTTTCCCTATGATCCTATATAGACCTATATGTCTCTGGGGAGAATGATTCTGGGTGTGACCTGGTGACATCATTCTTGCCTAACCAGACTAACTAGACTAGGACAGTCTAGCCCAGTCTTAACCGGGCCATCCGCCTATAGATCTATACACCACCGCTGGAACGGTGTGAGTCTGGACTAGAAGTCCAAGGCATATATTTCACCTAAGTGTTACGCCCATAATAACTTAGGCCCATTTTTCTATCACATAAGGCATAAAAGCCATAAAGTGTTGCAGTCCAATAACTTATGCCTGGCGAGCTGGGTGGCCTGTCTCCAAGTGATAAATAGAACAATGATCGACAAGTATAAGACAGGATAGCGTTTATGGCATTCAGGTTCCCATTTTTTGGTAGACGAATTGAGAAAAACCCAGAGGAAAGTTATGGGCGGACTCAAGAGAAACTTAATGCGTATGCAAATCCAGAATTGTTAGAGCTAATTGACTCGACGTCGCCTCTTAGTCGTTTTAACCGAGAGTATCTTCTAACAAAACAAGGAGCATATGAAACCTCGGTAATCGAATTAACTCCTCGCCATAATCTTCAAGGTTTCAAACCGTCTCTTAATGAATATCGTTGGTCAATGTTGACCTCACCAGAAATTGCTTGGTGTATTGAAGAAATTCTTACTGAAGTCCAGTCTACTGACTTAGTTCTTGAAACTACAGGCGACTATACTGATTTAGATGAAAATACAAAAACCCTAATTGACAAAGAATTCCTTCGCTTCAAAGAGCTCTTTAGTTTTGAAACCTCATTCGTCAATGATTTCCTTCACTTTATTGTTGAAGGAGAAATGGCTTATGAGGCCATTATAGACAATACCACAGAAGACAAGAAGGCGTTCGGTGTAATTGGTATTCGTCGCCTATATTCTGATGACATCAATGTCATTTATTCCCCCATCATTGATGGGGGATTAGCAGTATCGGTCAATTTGGACAGTGTATTCAATCGATACGGCGACTTCACAAGAATGTTGAATAATCCATATCCTCAGATTAAATTCAATCGAGAAACTGGGTCATTTGAAACGGCTAAAGGATATGCTGTTCTAACATTTCCAAATGTCATTTATTCTGCTTGGAATCTAAATGCCAGCCGTCCTGCCCTATATACAGAGCCTAATTATCCAACATCAATTTTAGATTTGGCTAGCACGCCATTATTTCAATTGAGTGCATTGCAACAAGCCGCGGTTGTTTTACGAACAGTGCGGGCGCCTGAACGATTGGTTTTCAATTTGTCAACTGGCGGGATGTCTGATAAAGCTGCTGTTGATTATATTCGTAAATTTGGAAACAGCCTAAACAAGAAGAAAGTTGCTGCTCCTGCTATGGGTCCATGGGGGAATAATGGAGCACATGGTGGAAATGTCCAATTCTCAGGCCAAGAAACTGGCCAGCCAAGACGACTAGACACCAGTCAAGCGTTCAATCCTTCTACGATGTTAGAGAGTTGGATATTTGGAAAGAGTGATGCAAATGATGGAACAACAGTTTCATCTGTTGGCAGTATGGCCGATTTTGATAAGATGGCCGATATCGAGTATTTCGAACGGCGCCTTCTGAACATTTTCAAAATTCCCTGGTCAAGAATCAAAGATCCAACTAAGACTACATATAAGCCAACCGGAGAATTAGCTTATGACGAAATTCGATTCTATAAGTTTATTGAAAGCATTCAATCAAGATTATCTACATCTATAAATCGGTTGTTCATCTATAACCTCGGCCTTCGAAAAATTGGTGAAGGAGAAAACTTGGGACAAAAACTTTTGGTTAAATTCGAATCGCCGGAACGATATGCAAATTACATGAAACTAGAGGGGGTTTCTTCTCAATTAGATCTCTATACCAAATTTGCTGATAGAGAAGAATTCAACAAGCGTGTTCTTATGCGGAAATATCTGAATATGAATGCGGCAGATATTAATGCACATCTTGGCCCTGAAACTGAAGAAGAGCGAGAAAAAAGAGGCCGTCAACTAAGTGGTGGATCAAGCCGATTTGGATTTGATGGCGACATAGGCATGCCCTCTCGGTTTAGTGGCGGGGGTGGCGGTGGTGGGGGCGGTCTAGATGATTTTGATTTGGATACAGGGCCGGGGGATCCGCCGTTGATTAT